TTGCATACTTCAATGCAGCAGCTCCACAAAAGTTTAAGATTGTTGCTTTCTTTTTTACTGTTGTTGAAATGTAGGACTTTGTTATATTCTTAAATGTTTTGTCAGCTTTTTCAAATAGCTTTATCTCCCCTGTTATAAATTTTTTTAGATACAACCTTCTTACATCATAGGAATCCAAATAATTATTCATATATATGTCTGTTTTAGGAATAGACATATAATGTATATCATTTAAAAACTCTCTAAAGTTTTTTGGAATTACAGTATTGTTTATTTTTATACTTGTATAATTCAGTGAAACATCAGAGTAATTAATGTTTAAATCAGTATCTATTTTACAATATGAATCACCTACAAGTTTTAAATAGAACTCTCTTAATGTAAAATCATTAGATAAAGCAGTATTAACAATTTCTTGTAGTTCATCTTTAACTATATCAAGCGTTGCATCAACTACTTTTTTAGTCCTGTCATTAAACTGAAGAGCTTCTCTATTAGGAACAATATCTACCATTCCTATAGGTAAATCAACAATTAATCCACGAGTCTGAAATTTAGATGGAATTAATCTATCATTGTCAGTATATAATACTTTTCCTAGACTAAAATAACAATAATAATTTATAAGATTACAAGTTTTAAAGTATTTATATTCTGTTACTTTTCTTTCATTGAATTCTCTTACCCTACTTATTATAGAATAATTCCTACCAGAATATTCAACATATAGCTTATCAAATAAGCATAATGTTTTTATTGCATCTGTAAGCTGACTATCATTATGTATTCTCATCTTTATGGAAACTTCTAACCCATTCTTAAAGTCTCCTTCTGTAACAGATAACCTGTCTATATTTATACCATTTCCATTTTTATACATTACATAGGAATATTTCTTTCCTTCATAATAAGAAGTTATGTTTGCTACATTAGTACAAGCTAAGCAACTAAATCGACCAATCATTTGTTAACTTAAAGGCTTTTTATCCTTTAATTCTTGTAGTTTCCTACAAGTTCAGCATATCTTTTCATTGTTTATACAATGTCCCTGCCTCTTGTGGAGATTATATCTTTTCACTCCATATGCGTTGCGGCTGGTTTATCTTAGATAAACCTTCACCTCTGATTACCATATCTTTCGACTTAGGCTTCCAGATTTTTTCAGGGATTTTAGTTCGGCAATGGTCATAATTTTTATATACCGAACATTCCTATGAAGTCATTACTATCTCTTTTAGTAGAACTTCCTATATTCCTATATATCTTTTCAAATCTATCAGGGCTTATTCCAGTACCATAATCCCTAATTGATATTCTATAGTTATAATTACTTTCTTTATCATCTTCAATTAACAACAATATAGGCTCTTCTGTGCCAGCTTCTACATGGGAATCATAAGCGTTTGATACAGTTTCCCTAAGAAAGGATTCCAATGGTTTTGAATATAGGTTTGAAGTCAACAAAGTAGCAAGAAAGTTGACATTCTCCTTATCTATACCTACTCTATTTTCTTCAATATTTCCTATATAAGAAGCTTCGTGACTTTCTTCTGTGTTTACTATCATTGTTTTATGTTTATAGTTAAATAAAAAATAAGGGGGAAGCAAAGCATAATAGCTTCACCTCCCCCTTAAAGAATAAGAATTGATTAATGTTTCAAATAATCAGCAACTTGATTAGCTTCATCCTTAGTAAGGATACTCTTAGAACGAAGCAAACTAAGCAAGTAGAAAAGTGCTTCTTCTGTATTGTTCTTCTTAATCTTGACTTCTTGGATAGAAAGAGTCTTCTTCTTACTAGTTTTACTGTTAATCAAAGCTTCAAGCTTGTCACTTGAAACTCTGGTGTAATTGTCACCAAATTGTTTCTTTACTTCTTCAGAGAGATTAAGTTCCTTAATCTTTGCATAAATTTCTTTTCTTGTCATTGTAATAAATTGTTAATTGTTAAATAATGGGGTTATAGTTTCAATGAATTTCTCCTTGCCTACTACTTTATAAAAATCTGAAATATCCTTACCTCCTTCAAATTGTGGGAGTATTATGTTTTTGAATCCAGTTTCTTCTGAAGTCTTTTGTGCATAAGCCAAACCTGCCTTATCATTATCATAAAGGATATAGATATTCTTGAATCTTGATTTAAGGTTTTTCTGTGCAGTAGTGCTCATTACATATCCTTCTCCTTGCAATGCTATAGCAGGAATTCCAGTATTACAGGTAAGGCATAATGCATCTTTTACACTTGAACACAAACAAACTTTATCTCCTTTTTCAGGTAAGGTACTCCATAATGATATAACATCCCCTCTATGAGTACCTAACCATTTATATCCTCTTGTATTATAAGGCTGATATAACTTTATAGTAACTTTCTTGTCTTTTCTTTCAACATATGCATAAGCTAGTTTATCCATAGGAATAGCCATTGTTTTACCATCCTTCTCAATAATCCTATGAGATACAGGATATACATCTGCTTTCTTTAAGGCTTCGATTGTCACTCCGTAAGACTCCCAATATTCTTTGTCATAAGGTTTCCAGTTTCTTACTTTTACTTCTATATTCTTGCTGGAATCCAAGGTATGATTTACAGTTACCGCTTTTTTTGCTTTTTTGTTGCTGTTATCTTTAGTTTCAATAAGGTTTTTATTTAACTTTTCAACAGCTTCTGGTATACTCACACCCCAATATAAAGAGAAGAACTTTAACATTCCTCCATGCTCTCCTGTGGAGAAATCCTTAAAATAAAGATTTACACCATCAGGAGAGTATATTTTGAATGAAGGATGTTTATCGTCTCTTAAAGGAGATTTTATTAGGCAAGGTATCTTTGTAATTCCAAAGAATTCATTGAGTAGGACAGAGAAGTCCACTTCTTTTGACAGTACATGATAATCTACTGTCTCCTTACCTAATGCAATCATAATTAATCCCAGGGATTATCTGTGGTAGAAGAAGCTTCTGCCTCAAAGTTAGTGGCAGTAGGAGAATACTCCTTCAAAGGACCAAAAGTGAATTCAGTGTTTGCATATCTTCCGCTAGTTGCAGGATTAGTGTTAATCTTATCCAACTCTTTAGCAAAACCTTCAGATTGATATTTACCGTCAGTAGTCTTGATTCCTCTATAGAACTTGTCAATAAAGAAGGTTTGATGCTCTCTGTTTTGGTCATCAGTTCTTACACCGAACAGCACTTGAATGGTGTTATTAGGCTGATAAGCAAAAGCATCCTTAGCTTCTTTGGTGTCGTTGTTAAACCAACGGTCAATATGGTCAAATCTGACTTCACAATCAGCAGGTGTAGCCTTTGGATTAGGTACCCATTGTCCATTAACATAAGCAGTTAAATTAGGAATACCCAAATAAGTCTTCATAAACTGTGTAAAGTTATCTTCTCCACTGAATGCAGGACGATAGTTATTTGCAATGCTGGCAGCATTACCATTGGAATACACAGGAATATCGTGATTCTTGAGTTGTTCCTCAGTAACCCAAGCAGTTCTTCCATAGGAGTCAATAACTTGGAAAGTTCCCTTGTCCTTGCTAGCAAATCTTTGATTCCTAATGAAGAAACTCATAGTGAGAATATCATCAATTTCAATAGGCTTTACATAAAGGGAAAGTCTAATAGACTTTACACCATCCTTCTCAGTTACATAAACAGGCTCTTCTTCAACCTCTCTACCAAGCTTAGCTAATTCTGCCTTAGTAGGATTGATAGCCAACACATTCACATTACCAATTCCAGTGTATCTCTTGAATGATACTTCTTTTGTTTCATTACCTTTTGCAATTGCCATAGTAATATTACTTTTAAATTATTAATTATTGATTTACTTCTTCTGTTGTCTCAACAGGCTTTGGAGTAATGTAGTACACATTAGCTTGTGCATCAAACTCCACAATGTCAGTATTGGGAACATACTTTGTAATCTTCAAAGCACGACCATCCTTGTCAGTCTTAACTGCACCTGTGGTAGGGTCAACATAGTCACTAACAACTCTCTTGACAATTTCTTCACTGGTATAACCACCAGTAAGAGCCTTAGTGCCATACTCCATACCTTCAATCTGTGCGTTGATGGTTTCAAGTTCTTCCACATACTTCTGTAATTTCTCTCTCTTTTGAATAAGAGGTAAAACATTTTGGGCAGTTCTCTTGATTGTAGCCCACTGTCTTGTTGATAATTCTTTCTTTTCCATAATTAATTAATTTGATTGATTGATTTGTTATTTTTTTTTCACCATTAAATGGCATAATATTTTCTAATTGTGTCATCCACAAGTTTAAGACTGTTGGGAATTTCAAACTTATCGAACATTCCAATAGGAGTTTTTGCAGATGAATGATTTGCTTTTGTTTGGAAATAATATCTATTATCTCCTTCATCACCATAATCTACTCTAGTCATAAAGACTATTGGATAGAATCCTTCTGGCTGTACTTTGGTTAGCTTTTTTCCAATAACACTGAAAACCATTTTTTCAGTGCCGTCTGATTGGGTTTGAAGCATTGTGTGACCCATAACATATACTATTTGGTCATTTCTTAGATTGTTACAAATTGAATTAAGTTCAATTACATCATTCGTTTTGTTACATACAAGCTCTTTATCTTGTACTCTCCTTCTTTCAAAGGAGTATCGGACTATATCATCACTTTGTATCTCTACAAAGGCAGGGCACTCTTGTCTGATTTATTGTTTAAGCTACTCATCAGTTAGTCTCTGAACCTTCTACATACTTTTATGCTTTTCTGTAGCTTGGCTGCTGATTGGCATAGATAGCAAATCCTTAGCTTTCCAGCAATTCACCCTGTTTATTGTGGCCAATGATTTTATAATTCATTTCAGGACATACAAATTCTTTTATAATATCTACAAACTTGTTATAGTCTTTTTGTATTAAATACAATATTTCTTTATCTTTATTTTTATGTATATGTACAGTAAGACCAAAATTCTTAATCATCATATCTTGTAATTTAAGTTGACTATTATGATTAAAACCGTTTGTACTAAAGTAAGCTCCTGTTGGATGATGTATTGCTCCATCATCCATATACCATATAGCTAATCCTATAGGACCTAATTCATATATAGTATCTGGAACTTCTTTCTTGGGATTATACCAATCTTCTCTATATTTATTAAAAGATTGGTTTACTTTGGTAACTATTTGACAATACCCATTGTCTTTAATAATTCTTCCATTTATTATTCCGTTTCTGTAAGAATTTGTACGTTCACTATACTTAACGTGAAGTCCACTTTGTTCAAACAGTTTATACTTATGTAATACATATTGTTTTTGAACTAGACTGTGCCTTACTACCAAAATACAATTTGTTCTCTTTCTTATTATAGAACCATCTCCTAACATTGAACCTAAAATAAGTTGATTTGCCATAGGAGATATTTCTATAGGAGGTTGAGTACATAATATTTTGTTTCTTAAGGCAAGTTTCTCTGAAAAAGAGAAAGTTTTAATATTTTCTCTTTCAATAAAATCTCTCATATTTTTGAGAGGTTCATTAAACATTGTAGATAAATTACAAACTGTTAATTCTGGGTTTTCTTCTAATTTTGCTAAAATTAAATCTTTGTCCAACATATTTTTATAATTAAAGTTGGTGCAAAGATACGAAAAATATTTTAATTATGCAATAGCCACATCACGCCACTGGTCGAAACTAAGCTTTTTCCTTTCATTAAATTCTTTCATTGATAAATAAATATTGATTGTGTCAATAGAAATTGATTTAATGTTTTCTTGTTTTGAACAATAGTCTAACCATTTCTTAATTTCAGCAAAATCCTTTGGTTCACAATAATTATGTTTCTCTTTACACCACATTCCAGCAGGGAAAGGCAAAGCCTTACCATCTAGATTCATAATAAAATGACTATCAGGATTCATTCCTTGATAATTCTTAGGGTCATATTTACCATCTGGCCCTATAATAGTAGAAGTGCTTTTACCATCACCACTACTTCCTAAAATTGCTACTAATACTGACATTTAATTTGTTTTTACTTTAAATATATTTAATTTCTTGAACCAACCAAATAAAGTAGCCTCTACTTTCTTTGGTTTATCTAAACTCTCTGCATATTTATAAACTTTCTCAAGTTCTGCTTTATTATCAGGCAATGGCATCTCAAAGAAACTACAAGTTGCGCCATCAAAGAACAGTGCTGCCATACCTCCTAACTCACCATCTCTGTTAAGGCACATTTCCAAAAATCTTATATGGTCTCTTAATCTTACTATGTCATACCCCATATATTCTCTTAATCCAAATTTAAAAGGATTAAAGAGGCCCATTAATACATTGACATCTCTTGCTGTATATTTAGAATCACTTAAACCTGATGAAGAAGGCCTTATTCTTCCTAACTTAAAGTTGTCACTGCTCTCATTTTCAGTAGATTGCTGTTGAATAACTATTGGAGTTATATTATATTTGTTTCTTAACTCTTTTGCAAGATATTCACTAGTTTTATCCAAAGTTTCTTTTTTGGACATTCCTTTTTCAGAATCAATAAGACTTCCGTGGTCAATTACAGCAATTCTATATTCAAACTCATCATCGGCTTCATAATAATCAAATACCTCATTTTCATTATAAGATACTTTCTTTTTATGTACAGTACCATGTTCTTCAGCATAAGCTTTTATTTCTTTATAGATGCCAGTTGGATTGCCTGTATTACTGAAAGTAAACACTTTATCAAAAAAGTCAAAATAAGGCTTATATCTTTCGCTTTCTAATAATTCCAATATTTCAATTGGTAATGGAGCATCATTTCTTGAACTTCTTAAGTCTGAAGGAGAAATTCTTATCTTATCTAACTTAAAAAGAAGCCAACTTTGGAACCTATTAAAGATTCTTTCGTCTTTTTCCTCAAGATTAAAATAAAATATTTTAAGTCTCGCCTTATCTGGATTATTAAAAATATACATAAGAGCCTCAAACAATAGATTAAGGACAAATTGAGTTTTTCCTCCTTTGGAATAAGATGTAATCAAATAATAGCATCCTTGTTCTAATCCTATGAAATCATAAGAAAACCTTCTAAAAGGAGAAGGAATACTGTTAATCTTACCATCAAGAAGGTTTTGTCTTCTTTTCTTAAGATTAGTTATTGCTCTTTGTACTAAACCTTCACTCATACCAAATGTGTCTGCCATAAATTATTGTCTAAATCTTCTTGTCCTTCATTAGTTATGTAAGACATAAAATCCGACCTTAATTCTCCAGTAGATGGGTCCTTCTTAAGAATAAAGTACTTCAGCAACTGCATATATGTATAGTCTCCATTAAAAGACTCTACATATCTTTTTGTAGCATTTACTGCTTGTTCTTTTGTAAAATTAAATGCATACTTGCTTTTGAGAGTTTTTAATTTATGTATTATAATAGCAGTGCTATCTCTCCAATAATAAGAAGTTCCCGATTTTACTCCACTTGGATATACTTCTCTCATTGCTTTTGCAATATCTTCAAAATCCAAATTTTCATCCTTGGATAAACTTGAATCAATTAATATAGAAGCTACTAAGTCTTTTTGATTATCGCTTAATATTACATTAAAGTCTTTAAATAAGTCTTTACTAGCTAGATTCTTCTCTATAAGTTTTTCTTTTATGTTATCTATGTTATATCCTCTCATACAAAGATACCAAAACAGAAATTCTTCTAAAGTTAAATCATATTTTTCTAGTACTCTTTCATCAATTGTTATCTTCATAATCAAACACTTTTACATATTCTTCATTTATACCTTCCAATGCATTCTCTAAATACTCTTCATCTCTAGTATTCTTGAAATATAGGATATATTGTACAGGAAAATCAGACCTTAACACTCTTCCAGTGCGTTGAATAAATCTCAATTTCTGACCATCTAATTGTACAATTATCCCAACCTCAATTCCCTTCAGGTTCATACCTTCTTGTAACATATTGACAGCAAACAATTTATTGGATTTGAAATTATTAAAATCTTCCAAAGCTTTAGAATCAGACTTTGAATGAATTGCATATTTTCCTCCTAATTCATTTGCTTGTTCAATTGAGGTACAAAAACATATAAATCTTTTGTCTTTTACATACTTAACTAGTCTCTTTGCTTCTTTGGTTTTAAGTTCTCCAAGAAATCTCTTTCTTCTTGAACCATATTGTAACCATTGATTTTTCATTATTTCAATTCTATACATCTCAAATAATCTCTTATAATAATCCATCTTTTTAGTCAGATATTCATAATGTTGTGCTTGAGTGCATCTGATGTGAACTTCTGCATTAGGATTAGTCTTTTTGAATAACTTACTAGTAATTCTAAAGACTTGATTATAGTCACAATATAATTTTTTCCTAAGTTTCTCCTTACCCCAAGTCTCAACTATTTCTTCATTAGCTGTTGTATTGTCTAGTTCCAAAGGAATCAGTCTTATTTCAGGTTTTTGTATTATTCCTGAATCAATAGCGTTTTGAAGTGAATAATTTATTTTGGTTATTGTCTCTTTCATACAATATTCAAGTTTACTTAAGAGATTATAACTTAATGTAGCAGAAAGAAATATCCTTAATTTAGGAACAAGAGTACCAAAGTATCCAAGTCTTATAGAAGTGTTGAGATGATGTGCTTCATCAAATATAATGAAGTCATATTCATTCTTTAACTTATGCATTGAAGCATAACAGAAGAACTCAATGCTTCCTATATGTTCAGGATACCACTTCTCAATTTCTTCCTCCCAATTTTTCTTATGTGCTCTTTCTGCAATAAGTATTAAGGTCTTAGAGTTTTTAAAATCAATTTTCCTTATTATGTCAAGTGATAGTTTTGACTTGCCAACTCCAGTACCTGCCATTAACGCAATATTTTGTGGTTTATTGCTTTGACTTATCTTAGAACATACATAAGCACTGAGTTCTTCTCTATTCATATTTATTTGGATTTAAATAGGTTAATAAACTTTTGCCAGAAACTTAGTTTAGTTGTAGTAGCTATTGCTTCTGCTTCTTTTACTTTGTTTTCTAGCCATTTTTTCTTCAACTTATCATAATAATGTTGTTTGATTGAACGTACTGTCCTGTCAGGAAGCTGTCTTTTTAAAATCAAGGCAAGCTCTCTTGTAAACACTCCATCTTCTGGAATTGAATCCAAGATTAGTTTATCTTCAAGTTCAGTCCATTTTTTCATAACGTAAGCTCCTTAATATGAGAAACTTCCTTTGAAATTAGTCTTTCGTATCTTGTCTTTTGGTTTGTCAAATCCATTTCTTCATTGAAGAGTTGATGTTTAAGCTCAATAATAACTTCCTTGATTTTTCTGTACAGTTCTACTTTCGCTCTGGATTCAGCAATTTGTCTACCTTTTACTTCATCATACTTATCGTCTTTTCCACAAACTGCTTTTCCTATAACTTCAACATCAATAAAGCTAAACTTTCCATCTAAAACTGGTATATGTCCAAGATTACTTGTAATTTTACAAACTACAGTACCTTTCTTTTCATTATAATAGAACTTTACATTGTCTTCGTTTAAGGTTGCTCTAATCCTTTTCATTTTGAATTCTTTTTAGTTGTTGATTTTACTTTAAACTTGTTATTTAACCAGGAAGTAACCATATTAAATATGTACTTTCCTTTAGATACTTGTATCACATTAGTGTTCTTTTCGTTCTTTGAAGCTCCTTTGGAGTCGCTTGTATAGAACAAAGCGGGCATATTCTTTCTGTTTAATTCATCTCTGCCTTTAGAGATACCAGTTCTATACCAATATTGCTTTATGGTATTTGGAGATAAACCTGTCTTTTCAGCAACATTTCTAAAAGCCTGACTTAAATTATGCTTGTTGTTTGTTACTTCTTCTGCTAATATTTGCTTTAAGTCTTTTATATCCATTGCTTCAAGATTAGTGAAATCTCTTATTTTTAATTCTGGATGTCGCTTTTTTAACTGATGTATCTTAATATATATAGAATTTTTACTTCTATTTAACTGATTAAACAATCCTTGCAAATTAGTGTTTTTGGGGTCAGTTATATAATCTAATACAATCTTGTTTTCTTCTTCAGTATAGAAGTTCCTGTTTTCATTTGTAGGTTTTTGATTCTTTTTTAGAAAACAATACCTTACATATACTGCTGCTTCTGTCCTACCCAAAGAAGCACTTACTTCACTTATAGCTTGTGGAAGTTTGCCTTTTTCTATTAATTTAACAAGAATCTCATCTTCTTGTTTTGTCCATCTTTTGGCCATTAGGTTTTTACTTTAAGTTAACAAAAGGAACTGAATTACCTAACATATACTGGGGCATCTTGCCATCCCATCTTTGTACTGCTTCATAAGTAGTCAAGTTAGGATTGGCTTCCAATGCCTTTGCCTTGATATTAATAGCCTCAGCTTCTGCTTGAGCCTTAATTTTAGTTTGCTTAGCTTGTTCTTCAACTTGAATAGTCACATTCTTAGCCTTTAAGGCATTCTGTTCAGCTACTTGCTTTTCCTTAATAGCCTTCTCAAAGTCATCATCAAAGTCAATGTTTGTGATTTGAAATTGAATGTTCATAAAGTATGTGCTATCAAGTACTCTTCTTAACTGTTGTTCAATCTCTCGTCTTACAACATCACGATTTTCAACAATCTCTGTTGCAGCAAAATTACCAAAGGATTGCTTCATAGAAGACCTGATAAAAGGAATAACAATGCGGTTATGATAATCATCACCAACATTCTTCATAAGCTTAGTGACATTCTCCTTAACTAAATCATAGTTGATAGTATATTCAACATCTGATGTTTGGACATCCCTTGTGTAACTTTGCTCTCTTCCATCAAATTTCTTTTGCTGGACATTGACTTTACGCACTGTTTGGATGAATGGTATCTTTGCATGTAAGCCATCACCAATACTAATATCATTAATTTTTCCAAAAGTGCTTAACACACCTCTTTCAGTGGATTTGATAGTGTAGAAACTGTCTACTAGCAATACAGCTGCCACAACTGCCACTACACTCCAGATAACGATTCTCTTTGTTCTTTGTTTCTTTTCTTCTTGACTAATCATTTTAATTTAATTTTATTGTTAGACATTTAGTTAGTTGCTTTAATTATAAGTTCATATATAACATCAAAATTCATTTGAATCTGTGTGTATATATCAACTTTCTTATATTTGGAGATATCTTCCTCAAAAGCATCTCCAATAAATAGTTCATATTCCCTTCTACTCCAATAGCGGTAAAGGAAATAATCATCTAAGGCTTTCTTCTTATCCGTTGTTGAAGTCAGAGATTTTGTTTTCTTCTTAAATTCTTCAAGAAGATTCTCTGTAATGATGTTGTAAGGTTTCAATTCTTTTGCATTGAAATCAAAATACAACACATTAAATTCAGGTGTTTTCTTCATTATTTCTTTTTATCAAGGTTATTAATCCAATAATAATAGTGATAGGCCATATTAATGTAGCTACTACATATTTTACTATATAATGCTCTAATAGAATATTCCTACAAATTAGGAGCAGCGTTGCCACTGCTCCTAAATAATAAACAAGTAGTATTATTAACATTGACATAGTATTAACATTAACAAGTAGTATTAACATTGACATACTCTCACCCCTGAAGAGATGAGATTCTTGGCTCAAACACAACTGCCTCAAAACCAATGGGTTCGATGGTCTTACCGTTGCTCGCCAATTCGTAGATGCCCCTACGAAGTATCATTTCAGCAGCGTGAACATCACGGTCATGAATTTGCCCGCAATGCGGACATACCCAACTCCTATTGTTCAAACTGAGATTGTTATTTTTGAAGCCACAGTCACATAACTTGCTGCTTGGAAACCATTTGTCAATCTTATGCACAGTGCAACCATATTTGGCTGCAACTTGCTCCAAGATACTAACAAACTGTGCATGAGCAAGGTCATTCATCTTTCGACCCCACAGATGTATCATACCACTGAGGCTCAAGTTCTCAATGAATATGATATCATACTGCTTACAGAGGTCATGGGCAAGCTTCCACTGGAAATCAGACCTCTTATCACTGATTGACTCGTAAAGTCTGCACAAGGTAAGCCTTGCTTGCTCTTTGTGGTTGCTGCCACTGAGACATCGAGAATACCTCTCAGAGACTTTCTTGAGTCTTCTGAGGTTTTTCTTAAGAAACTGTGGATTACTTATCTTCTTACCGTTTGAAAGGCTCATATATGTCTTTAGACCAAAGTCAATGCCAACACTTGCACCATCGTGTGTCTTAGTATAGCTCTTAGGACTTGCATCTGTTATGACGTAGATGTACCACTCGTTAAGGTGGGAACGCTTGACTCTCACTTGTTTAACCTTACCATTGTAATGGCGTGACAAGGAGAACTTGTAGTCCTTCTTAATCTTGTTAACGTGGAACACGTTACCACATAAGGAGAAGCCTCCTTGTTTATAGCAGAAGGAAGTAAAGTCAGCAGTTTTTTTGAACTTTGGAGGTCTCTTGGCAAGATGTTTGAAGAACCTAGTATATGCAAGGTCAAGTCGTTCTAGTACTTCTTGTGCTGATTGTGAATGAAGATATGTGCGCTTTATGCGTTTTGCAAAATGCTTTTGCATTGCAGCACAAGAAATATACTTACCGTAGAGACGATAGTACCGTTTCTGTAGTGCAAGCGCATGATTCCATACAAAGCAAGCCTCAGACAGCATTGCATCGAGGTGCTTAGTTTGTTTGCTTTGATAAAGTTTGTATTTGTAGGTTATCATACGCTATTATTTTTGCAAAAATACGAAAATTTATTGATACTACAAAATTTATTGTCTTTTTAACATGACGGGGTTGCTTTCATCCAACGACTAAAGTCAGTGGACTTTTCTGCTCTATTAACAGTAAAATCATAACAACAGTTTGGCTTCTTCAATTAAATCTTTGAAATTCTTGTAAAAGGTGTCTCTCAAATCTGCTGTTTTAAAAGACAATACTGTATTACCATAGCAAGTGGTTTGGTCAACTATTCTATCTTGATAGAAATAAAGTACATACTTCCAATCACGTTGGCTCCAATCGGGTTTCCAATCACCATTATAACAATCCCTTAATTGAATAAGCTTACACAATGCAAGCATTGCTTTGGCATATTCTCTTGAAGGAAGCACATTAGCATCTATAATACTATCTCTATAACTAGGATTCGTTGGTGATAAGGTAGAATCAGTCTTGATAAAATACTCTCTTTGAGTTGTTGGATTTTTAATACAGAATTCTTCCCAAGTTTTAGGAAGTTTCTTTTCTTTCTCATAAACAATTCTTGTGTCGTTAGGATTATATGTATATCCTAGTTCATCTAACTTATCAATAAGCATTTTCTTTTCTGAGTCAGAAGCTTCTTGTTCTACCCAAAGAGCCTTTTCTCCCAGACTCAATGAACTGCTTGATGTAGATAAAACGGCTAAGCCTATAACCTTGAATCCTATATATTCAGCAGGCTTTATGTAGTCCTTTACTAGTATAACCTGCGGGAATGGGCCTCTAGTTGTAGCAATATCTCCTTTCTTAGGAATCCATTTAGGTTTGAATTTAATACATTCAAATGTTGAATGTTCTTTGTCAATTTCCATTCCTTCTGGGACATTGATTTTAATTTCGTTGTTCATATTTTAAATTATTTAGATTTGTTACTTTTATAGTATCTCCAACAATGTATAGCTCATTAGTAAATACAATTACGTCATCTATCCATTTAGCGTTAAAATCTTTTACAGTGACTTCATACTTAGTTGTATAACCATTTATAAAGGAATTCTTTTTTAGTTCAACCTTTGTAACTATACCAAAGTCTGTAATTTCTTGTGTACAGCTAAGCATAATAAATACAAGTACAAATAATAAGATTATTTTTTTCATGTTTTTAAGAGTTAATTTCTCTTATTTGCTTAAGTAAACTACATACATCTTCTTCTTTAAACATTTCAATAGGAAGTTTAAGAAGATTAATAGAAGTATCAAGTACTACATAGATTTTTCCATCTATTTCCTTGATATTAACCAGTTCTTTAAGAAGTTTTTCTCTTCTTTCTTCTTGGGATTCAATCCCAAGTATGTGTTTTAATTTGTCGCTCATTGTGTTATTCTTTTGTATCAATTCTAATAATCCATTTTTGTGTAGGTTCATATGAACCTGGAGTTTTATCAATAATACCAAAAGTAACTTTTTTCCAGCTCTTTTTATAATTATCAACTGCTTCTTTGATAAATTCTTTTGGATAGTCTCCATTAAGTTCAATCTTTAAGTATCTGATGTTGTCTTTGTAGATAGCTTTTTCTCTCTTGAATTTTTCTACAGCATAAGACTCAGCACTTTTCAAATCACTTACAAACCTAGTGTAACTATAATTATCAATAGGTTCAGGAGTAAGGTAATCTTCTAATTGTTGTTTAGTAATCATAATTAGTTAAAGTATTTATTGCATCTAACCCAAGGTTCTTTCTTTTCCTCTTTGGTTAGATAGTGGTTATCAAATTCTACATAAGTTAATTCTACTACAATATCCTTATAAGGACATTCTTCTGTATTAAAGTACATACAGTAACTACATATCAAAGGTTCTTCTTCCATATTTATTATGTTTTAGCTTCAAATAAAATAAAAAGGGATAATACTCTTGGTAGTATTATCCCACGAACTAACCTTTAAAATTCACAAATACATTTGAAAACACAACAGAAATGAAATTATTACTACAATCCAAGATAGTAATAATTTTCAGCACAAAAACACTAAACATGGTGGGAATCGTAAGAATCGAACTTACTAAAGACCTACGCAATCCCTTCAGCTCAAAAGAACTTTTAGAAAGGCAGGATTACTGCGAGTCTACCCTATCTTATACTTCTTTTGATTCAGTGTCTTTACCACCTAGGAATTCCCAAATAAATAGGCTGTCTTACTCAGATTGTCACCTTCCAGACCATATCTCCAACATCTAACTTACCCGTCTAGCTGCATCTAGATTTCTGTCACCCATCTCAAGCATTTCCCCACGATTTAAAGCAGATTACGGGGGCTTTCTTGAACCTCAGACAGCCTATTTTGTTACATTAAGACTTCTTTATTTCAAATCCCAAACTCATGATAAGTTTAAGAGTTGAAATAGAAGTATTTCTGTCATATTCTTTCTCTGATTCAGGAAGTTCAGAGTAAGGCACTAAACAAGGATGATGCTTTAAAGTATCGTTTCTTTCAGGACCATAAGTCCAGCCTTGTTCAATTCTTGTTTTAGCCCATTCTTCATGGCAGTTTTCTGCCATAAGTTCAACGAGTTCCTCTAATTCCTGAGGAAGAACCACTTTTTCTGTGTTTTTAGGATTTGGTTTGTACATACTTGTTGTTTTTAGATTAATAATAATAGTCTTATAAACACTGTAAGTTTGCTTCTTAGCGTTTGCTCCACTCTACATATAGGTAACTTCCGACTATTAATTAAGTTTGTTACTTTTATTGGAAATGATTAGTTTCCTTCCTTCATAGGCTACGTAACTCTTCCTACTAACAAGTTATCATCTTGTCTGTGTGGTCCCCCTGGGACTTGAACCCAGAACCTACTGATTATGAGTCAGTTACACTAACCAATTGTGTTAAGGGACCGAATTTTATAATCTGATTGTTCTACTTCTGGAAAAGGCCAGAAATTACAAAAACGTTTAAACATTTGTTTTATAGCTTCTTCCAATGAATTAGCTTCTCCAAATCCAATACTCTTTGCATATTTATATGTATTAGTACCTTCAATATTTAGAATAACATCACTATTACAATGAGTTAAAGGAGAGTGTACTGATTTCGGTTTTACATTTTCTCCTTTTTCTTCATCATAATTCCAACAACTCCAATTAAGAAGATGCCAAACAGTTTCATCCCAATAATCATCAAGACTATCTAGGAGTACATATCCCTTGTTTACACATTTTGCATTTCCTTTATTTGTTTTTTTAAAGTCTTCAAGATTTGTATAGCCTATTTGCCATACATTAACTTTAATTTTAGAGCTTTCCATAATTTTTTCTTATTTTAAGGTTGTTTTATCAAAATAAAGTGGTCCTCCCTCAGGGACTCGAACCCCAGACAGACTATGGATATAAGCCATACGCTCTAACCAACTGAGCTAAGGGAGGGTTTAATGCAGCATGGTTCATTCCAACTTGGTATTACCCTTGTGCCAGTGATGAGCTGACTGCTGCATTATTTTTATCCTGTTAGTGAATATTTATATATAACAAATTATGAACCAACACTACCTTGTGACCGATGATATAACGGATTCACTATAACCAATTGAATTTCGCCTTTCAATTGGGATACTACAGGGTTTAAGTTGTTAAGGCATATTGTCTAGCTTTAAGTTAGCTTCTGCAATCGCCTCTAATTTAGATTTCTCTTCTTTTGTTAAGTTAGGGTCTCTTAAATCTGCATTTAATTTTATTGCATCTTCTTTAGACATTCCTCTTGATATATCATACCACACATCTTTCCAAAATCCCATAATTTTATTTTATTAAAGATTTCATATCTTCAGTTGACAGATGGAACAAAAACAATATCAAAATCAAGAGCAAAAACCTGCTTTTGGAATCAAGAGCAAAATCACCTCCAATATCGTCAGATATATCTACGGTAAATATAATTTTCTCCAAAGGCAGCCATAAGATACCGCTTGAGTATCTCATTATGTATCAATTTGATATTATTCTTATATGTAAAACCCATCCGTCAACTAAAGTTCATTCAAGTTTTGGAACAATATCCTCAGTCTTGAATTATATGGTCAAAGATTACTTCTTCCCTAAAGCTGAAATCTCTTTGTAAATTGATTCCAAGCTATCAGGAATAATAATCTTGAGCTTTTGTAACTCAGATAACTTCTCGTTCTTGAGTACTTTTAGTTGATTGTTTACATCAACCATTTTATTACTCCAAACGAGATATTCGTGTTGGAAATTGAAGTCCTTCTCTTTCTTATCATTTTCAAGAGCAGTTTCAATTTCATGCTTCATACTGTTCAGTTCAGCTTGATATGAACGATGCAAGCCTTGCATCTCCATGAATTTATCTTCAATTTTTGAAGAATCAATACTTGGAGTATACGTATACACAATGGCATCACGACCACTACCATAAACATCACGAGGATTATGGATATAGTCATACATTAAAGCACGCTCTTTTGAGAAAACTCCATCTGGATGGATGTACTTCCCTATTTGAGCACACATTGTTTCAAGGTAGAAATACCTATTGCGCTGCTTGATATTCCATGTAGATATAACATCGTCTTCTGTAAGATATACAGGTCTTTCAGGCTGTTCAGGAACTTCAAGTCCAAAGTCATTATAGGACATATTTTCAGCTTCCTTGAAAAGTCTTTCTTTTGCTTTAAGAGCCTCTCTAAGCCAAGCAATCAAGCTCTTCAATTTAGCTATTCTATCGTGTTTGTCTACAATATCTGAAATATCTTTTGTACCTTCTGAAATAAGTTGTCTTCCAGATGTACCTATAAGCTGCATATCCTTGTCATAGAATCGAATATTATTCAATTCTTTCTCAATCTGTATGTAAGTCTCTTTTGCAAGATTGCAGATGTAGTTTGCACTTGTTGAGGTCAATCCTGACACTCCAAAGAAGATTTCATCTTTTTTCATTGTTGTTGTATTTTAGTTGTTATATATTTAATGAAGTAGTTATAATAACTGCTTAGTGCTCCAGAGGAGATTCGGACTCCCATGCCCTAAGGGCAGCAAATTTTAAGTTTGCCTTGTATACCTAGTTCCAACACTGGAGCAAATGAGTTTTTAACTAGAACTCTAACTAGGGTATTATGAGAATACCTTACCACACTATGTTACCATAGCCAAACAAAGATTTCACAACTCAGACACTGCCATAGATTTGTTGTCTTATTGTCAATAGTTACTTTCCGCTTACTAGCAATCAATCAGCAGTCATAGGCATTGCTATAATAAGTTGTTTGTTGTGGTCTTGACTGACATTACCATATTGGAATTCTTGCAAGATAATTACAACTTTCTCTTCTTGCCGCTTTTCAGCCTTACCTTGGGATTTGAACTCATGTAATTAAATTCCAATCAGGTATCTCCTATTTCAGTCTACACGATTAATGAGATAGGGGTCTAACCTATGCCTTCCACTTTCCATTGATGTTGCAATCAGCAATGTTCCATAGATGTTCGTTCATTAAACTACTCATTTTCGCTCGGTATAGTCCTTACACCGTATTGGTTAGTGTACCAACATCTTTTAACAGCTAATTAATCCGCCCTGTGTTGATATGCTCGGATACTGTGCTTCAAGCAAAGGATTTACACCGATTTTGGGAAATTCTACATGGGTCTTTCGAGCCTATGCACTCATATTTTATTTCGCTGCAAAGATACAACTTTTATTTTATATAAAAACAAAAAAGTAAGAAACGAGTAAAAAATCATAAATCATAAACAAAGCCAAGTCAAATAAAAAACCTCGTTTCTTACTTATATTTTCTATTTCTTAATCCAATCTAACTCTAAGATATAGAAATCTCCCGTTTTAGTTATTAAAGCGTTATCTGTTATTGCTCCTAATGCTTCTTCTAACTCTAATGTATCTTCTGTATATGTTGAGTAGATATTATCCAATTGAGTAATTAATGACTCTGCTTCTTCTACTGTTGTACCCAAAACAAGAGTATCCATATAGTAGACATTTGCATAGTAGCCTGTACTATCATCTATTATTTCTATGGAATCTATCCACTCTGGGAAGAACAAATATTCATTTTCCTGTAGACATTGAGATTGTGATTGTTGTTGCGGTTGAATATTATTTGCTTTTACTATATGGTGTATTACTGAAGCAGTCATTCCAATAAGTACTAATGCTAACAATATGTAGCTTGCGATGTTTGTTTTTTCTTTCATTTTAATTCTATGTTTGTTGTTAATAATATAAAATAGTTAAGGAGTATTACTACTCCTCAACTATTTCAACTTTGAAGCCTCTGCTAAGATACTCTGCTGCCTCAAATGGAGTGAGTTCTTTCCTAATTGAAAGAAGAGTAGCAAAGTATCTCAACCCTTTCATTTGTTTTAACTTTACTAAAGTTTCAGAGGCAACAGTATTACCTATTGTAATGCTAATAGGAACATTTACATATTCCTTTAATGCATTTTTATAAGCTTTTCTGTTTTCATATGCCTTTTGGCATTTGGCTTGTTTCTTTGTAGGGTCGGCTGTTGTTGCAACAAGCTCTCCTTTAGTTTTGAAGTGTTTTCTGTGTGTCATATTGTTGTGTGTTTTTATTGGTTTAGAATTCTTTCTCTTATTATTTTATCTATAGAATGATTTACTTCATGTATGTCAAGATAATAATATGAATGTGACATTTCCTTTTTAATTCTCTTTATTTCTTCTTCTACATTGAAGTTGTCTTTTCTTTTAAATCCAACTGATATACAATTTTGGCAATCAAAACAATCGTAGTTTTCCGATAAATATCTTATGTCTTTACCAGAATTGTATTTAATAAGATGCTCACATTTAAGTTTGTTCATTATGGTTTCAAACTCTTCATCTGTAAGTTCTTTTATTAAAGGATTTCTTAAGTCTTTTCGACCTTTCTTGCTTTCTGTTTTGTCATTATAATAAAACGGGTCGTTAGAACATTCATTTGGATTGTAAAAGTAATATCCTTTATCACTTTCTCCAATTATTATTCCTTTGTATTTGTATTTTGTTTCCATTATTGTTATGTTTTAAAGGTTAGTATTCTAATTAAAAGTGCATAACCTACGCTTTTGTTCCATAAAGATGTTTGTATGCGGAGGTACAGACTCTTCTTATGCTATGCTATAGAGATTTAGAACATTTATCTCTATATTATTCCTGTATCATTGATACTTTTATTTTCACCTTTGTTCTAAGTAGTTAACATAAGTTTGTCTGCTGCACAAACCGTCAGAAACTGTTTCTAACGATTACCTCGTTCTCCATAGTAGTATCGCTCTGCATAATCTCTTCGATTTATAGAGAAAGTTTACTGTTTTCTGTTGCCAAGCACAGTTGCTCCGATTGAATTAACATTCAATCATGTCAAAAGGAATCAAATCCCATAACCCTCCGCTAAGATAAGTTTCAGCATATAGGGTTCCATTTTGGTCTTGATAGACTTCTCTTATATCCTCTAAGCAAGGAATAGACAAGTCTATTTGACCAATATGAGTCATTTTCTCTTTGTTAATTCTAGGAAGCCATTCTTTTGCTTCTCTCTCTTTAATCAAAGAAAAAGACTTGGGTTCAAAACCTTTTAGGTTATAGGTTTTAACCTTTTTCATAATTGTTTGTGATTTTTGTGTTTAAATGTAATGAATGAGGTGAGAAATAAGAATATCTCTCATCTCAATTTAGTTATTCTTTTTAGTCAGTGCTATTTTTTGGGTTATCAACAGGGTTATGAACAGTTTGGGGAGTGTTTTCAACAGCTTTTACGAGTTATCAACAAGTTATCAACATAGTTATCAACAATCACTGTTGATAACTTATTATCTTAAAATGGAAAGACTCAGGAATTTCTCCCTGAGTCTTCCCTATTTGAAACTCCTTAGAAGTCCACATCCTCCCAAGCGTTGGCTCCCTTGTGGCAGAGGACATAACTGCCTGATTGTGAAAGTTTCACAACCTGCAAGTTGTCCACATTCTCCTTAATTTCCTTTGCAGTTGAGATACCCAACTTGCTGGAGATTGCCACAAACGTCTTGTTGGTTTGCTGGTTAGGATTGTTAGGGTCAGTAAACACACAGGAAGTGAACTCCCTCACTTCACCAGTGGCTTCATCAGCCTTGGCAAACTTGCCAATTTGCATCTTACCCATTTTGTTGCGGAAATCACGAAGGCTCCAAGAGTCGCTGATACCTTGATTCTGTCTTTCTTGAATGGTCATATTGTTAGTAGCCATTGTTTTAAACTGCTCTTTCAGCAAGTCACTGATTTAACTGGTCAGTTCCAAGATTGCAATACACTAAATTTCCTGTCAGAGACAATCACACTCTTTCAGGGTGGGCTGAGGAAGCCCAATTAATTATTAATTCCTCAAGATAAAGGAGGAAGTGCTGTTTAATTTAATGAAGAGTCCTTAGGACTTTCCCTTTAAAAGTTCCATTCACAAGGAAAGTTCTCCTGTGCTGTTTAATTTCTTGAAGAGACTTTTTGCAGACTTTTTTCTTTCTTTACAAAGATAGAAAATAAAGAGTAGGATAATACTTAAGAAAGAAAAGTTAAATAAGATAAGAAGTAAAAGGTAGAAAAATAGTATATAACTTACTAAAATATAATCACTTATAGAGATTTTTATTTTATCTTATAAGCTAGTTATTCTTAACTATAGTTAAGGATACACTGCTCATAGTTAAGGACATTACTTAATAAAGTATTAAGGAAAACCAAAATTTATAAGAATATCCTTGCATATTTATTTAGAATTGTGTATTTTTGCAGAAAATTTAGAACTATGGCATATACAAAATTTGAGACTGTTACAAATGATGGTTATTCTCTAGTTGATAACCAAACAGGAGAAATAAAGGAGTTTAAACAAGTAAAGAAAGTTTCTTATGATGACTTTATGATTGTTTTTCTTTCCACAATTCCAGAAATGATGAATTTGAAAGGAAATCAAATGAAGATTTTATTGTTGATTTGGAAAGAATCTTCATTTAATCCAACCAACTCTACAGACGGTAATATCTTTTACAATAACAAATTATTTAAAGACCATATAAGAGAAGCTAATCTAGACCTTACTGATGGAGCAATAGATGTGTATGTTAGCCAATTAACAAAACAAGGGTTTCTTATAAAGAAGTGTAAAGGATGTTATATGCTGAATCCTAATTACTTCTTTAAAGGAAGAGTAAGAGATGCTGCACAAATGTCATTAACTTTAGAATTTGACCCTAAAAATAAATAATATGGATAAAACCGTAGCCTAATAGTACACTTACTCCCTTTTAAAAGTATACTTAGGATTGAAAAAAAAGAAGAGAAAGTGGGTTTCCCACTCTCTCTCTTCTTAGGCTCAGAATTCCACCTCTTCCACACTTGTGTACTCAATGGAGTTCATCATACAAAGCCTCTTGTACTTCCACTCAGGACTGGAAGCTACTTGTAACTTGTCCTTATTGAGGAGCAAGAAGTTGGCATTGATGGTGCCCATTTTGGAACTCACTCTGATGATTTCTGCATTGGGGTCATCTTTTGAGTTGCCCAAAATGAGTTCTTGCCAACTCTCCTTCTGGTTGGTCTCAGGGTTGATGATTTCCTTCACTCCAATGAAGACCTTTCTAAGACCCTTGAAGGACATGAAGTTGGTGAATGAAGGCTTAACATTGCTGTTGTTGGTGATTTCTGTGTTTTCCATAATTATGAAATTTTAAGGTTAGTAATTAATTATTGTCAAAATATGATAGGTAGTGTAGTTTAATTTTAATAAAAAGAACTTTCCCACCCTCCTCCGAAGATTTGGGTGGGAATTATGTCAATCAAGTTTTACTCTGCTTTCAACTACTGACTTGTATTCTTCAAGGAATTTGTCAATACCCCAATAATATGGGATATTGTGTTCTTTAGCAATTTCCACAAAATCCTTCCAAACAAGGTATTCAGCAATAAATATTGGCCTATTAGCCTCACAGAATACATGAGGGGAGAAATGCAAGTGCAAATCATCCCAACTTCTGCTATGGTAGACACCAAAAGCCTTACATAAATTATCATAATATTCTTGCCAGTCACTCATAGTGTTAGATTTTAAAGGTTAGACAAAATCCCCACTACTTGCCCAAAGGCTTTCGTGGGGAGTTCTTACTTGATTTCTCTGAAAACATCAACAGTCTCAAACACATCCTCAATTTTGTACAAGATATACTTGTCAGGAGTTACATCCACAAGGACTTTTCCTTTAACAAAGAAATGCCCGTTGACACACTTGCCAGCCCAGAAACCATGATACTTGAATAATTCCAAGATAATGTCTGGGAGATACTTGAAGAATGTGTACTCCTTGTTGTTGGTAGGACAAACATCAGTTCCAAGTTGTAGCAGTTTTTGTTCCCCAATTTTAGGAATACTACAAATTTCATGCTTTTCTTCAAGCTTGAGCTTAATGCATTCGTGTATCACCAATGGTGTTTCCATGATGGAAGACACTAACTCTTCAAATGAACTGCACCATTTGGCATCTTTTAGATGCTTGCGCTTTGGATGTTCTGTATCACTAACAACAATGTTGAAGTTAGTGCCTTTGATAGACTGTAATACAGTCTTCAGTTTTGCGTTTGAAAGACAAGTAGTGCCGTCAAATATGAAATACATAGGCTTTGTAGCATTAACAGCGTTGAGTTTTACTTTAATGAAGTTTTTCATAGTAATAGAAATTTAAATGAAAGAAAATGCAGATTGATAGCCCAACCTGCGTTAGTAGAAACACTGCTATGCGCCTTCCTAAGAACTCAGATACCCAAAGGATACTGTTACCACACGGCAACACCATAGACAGACACTATAAACAAGGCTATTTATTTATAGTGCAAAATATGATTGGAAGTATTATTTAATTTTAAAAATTTAACTTTAAAATGAAAGAACTTAGGGCAGATTTCTCTGCCCCTTGTTCATTAGAGTTCATCATAGATGAAGTCATACCACATATCCTCAATAGACTGTAAGTATTCGTCATAGAGGATTTCATATTCTCTTTGTCCCATAGTGTTAGATTTTAAAGGTTAGACAATCGAAGAAGAGTTGTCACTTCAAATTATGATAGGTTGTTTTATTTAATTTAAAAAAAAAAGAAAAATGGTGTAGAGGTCTCATTTCAGCCGAGTTTTACTGAGGTCGTTTTGTGCCATTGCCTCAAACCTTTCAAAGAAGGACTCTACACTTGACTGCTGTTGGAGTGGCATCTCAGCACAACAGTCCAGGGGGATAATCCCCACTTCAAAGTAAGGGTAGGGGGTGTTGTTTAGATTATCTCTCCTTCACCTCAATATAAACATCTTTCAAAAAAAAAATAAAAAAAAAATAAAAATTTTTGGAGTTAAACTAAGGAGAAAAATAGAGTAGGATAATACTATATATAGAATTACTTACTATATTCCTCTAAATTAATTAGTTATAGAAAATCAACTTACTGTGTACATTATATAACCTACTATATACAGTATAAAACCTACTTTGTACAGTAAGTTTGTTTTAAATTTAAAGTAAAAGAGTATAAAAATTTTCTAAAAATATACTTTTATTTGGTAAATTATTTGTATCTTTGCAAGAGAAAAATAAATAAGATATGGCTAAACATAAAATTTTTGAAAAAAGAACTGAAGTAGTAGACCCAGAAACTGGGGAAATCACAGGTAATATTACTACAGAAAAAAAGTATGTATATAATGTAGATGCAGATAAATTCTATATGACATTTATTGATTTTACCGCACCTCTTTTCAAATTAAAGAGTGATTCTGCAAAGAATGTATTACAATGGATGTGTTGTAATGCAGAGTTTAATACAGGTGTTGTATATTTACCTGCACCTAGAATGGAAGAAATGTCAGAGTTTCTTAATATGCCTAAACAAAGTATATACAATAATATAGTACAATTAAAGAAGTTGGGTCTACTTACAGGAGAAAGAGGTAAGTTTATGATTAATCCTGAGATATTCTGGAAGGGAGATATTCAAACAAGAAGACAATTGCTTGAATCTAATGGGGGTGCTATAAGTGTTACATTCTCTATAACTCCTAATGAAAACTTTAACAATGATTAAATTATAGTAAAGCAATACTATGTTAAAATGGACATATGAAGCTTGTTATGAGGAAGCTAAGAAATATAATTATAAAGTTGATTTCATAAAAAATTCAAGAGGTGCTTATGATGCTGCTCTAAGAAACAAGTGGCTTGAAGATTATAATTGGTTTCTTAGTGGTATTAAACGAACTGGAGAGAAGCATAGGAAGTGGAATTATGAAATATGTTATAATGAAGCATTAAAGTATAGTACTAGAGGAGAATTTGGCACAAAAAGTCAACGAGCTTATTATGTTGCACTTCAAAATAGGTGGTTAGACGATTATACTTGGCTTAAAGATAAAAGGTTTGATTTAATAAACGATGAAATAGATTGTATTTATGTTTATGAATTTACAGAACAAAAAGCTGTATATATTGGTAGAACACTAATAAAGCGTCAAAAAGAAAGAGATTGGGAACATATATTTAAAGAGGATTCGGTCTCTAAATTTGCAAAAGAAAATAATATAGCCGTTCCTGAAATGAAAATACTAGAAACAAACCTAACTATAAAAGAAGGGGCTAGAAATGAAGGTATTTGGATTGAACTGTATAAAGAAGATGGGTGGAATATTCTTAATAAAGCTCCAGCGGGTTCTATTGGTAGTTTAGGAAAAGGAAAATGGAATTATAAGTCTACTGTAGAAGAAGCTAAGAAATACAAAAGTAGAAGAGAGTTTCGAGATAAAAATAAAAGTGCATATAATAAAGCATTAGAAAAAGATTGGCTTGATAATTTTAATTGGCTAAAGAATAATACTAAACACAGAAAAGAGTATTGGACTGAGGAAAGATGCTTAAAAGAAGCCAAGAAATATAATAATATGTCAAATTTTAGAAAAGAATGTTCTGGGGCTTACTTGTCTGCTAAAGAACATAACTGGCTTGAAGACTATACTTGGCTAAAAATACAATTTAAATGGACTGAAAAATCATTATTGGAAGAAGCCAAAAATTACAAAACTAGAGGAGAGTTTGCAAAAGAAAAACCCGGAGCCTATGAATATGCATTAAAATATTCTTTATTAGATAAATGTACTTGGTTTGAAGAATTAAAAAAACCAAACAATTATTGGACTTATGAAAGATGCCTTGAAGAATCTAAAAAATACAAAACAAGGGGAGAATACAGAAAAGAAAATAACGGCTCATATAAAAGCAGTTTAAAACATGGCTGGCTTGATGAATTTTTCCCTAAAAATAAATAAATAAAAAATAAATATTATACAAACATATGAATAATATTACTGAAATTATCAACTTAAAAAGAAAGGTTCATAAAGAGACTAAACCTTCAATAAGTAAAACCGAGAATTATATACAAGAAGATGGTACTGTAACTAAGATGATTACTATAACACTTCCTGAATCTATATTTAATAATGCCGACAAAGTTATGTTGAATATACAACCTGGAGGTAAATATACTGTTGATATGATTAAACTAGAGAAAGATATCAATCAGCCTCACGATTCTGACAATTATGATTTATGGTTAATTAATATGGAAAACTATGACAACTGAGAAAATAGAAGAAATTAAAAACCTTCCTTTAAAGGATAGGATTATTACAACCTTTGAAACTAAGAAAGATTGGATTCTTGATTATATTAAAAAGACAATGAATGAATTTGATTATGCTAGATACATAATTAACAAACCAAGTAAAAGTCATTTTTACAATAGTCATTTTATCCTATATAAGGATTTTATGGAAGAATACTCTAATATAAAGAATATGCTATTAATAGATTTAAGAGGATATATTATTGTTTTTCCTATAGCACTTTTAGAGTTAATAAAAATAGATGAATTGCCTAATATCAATCAAGCAGAAGCTATAATAAAATTCCTAGAAAACAAATATAATATGGTTTTTGATGATATAAATATGTATAAAACAAAACTTGAATCAAAATATTCATATTATGAATGCGCTAATTTTGAATATATAGAGGACGATAGATTTTTCTCTGACAAACTTAAGAGAATAAAAGTACTATATGAAAACAATTGTAAAACTTATGAGGATTATAATAAAACATATGAAAGATACAAACAATACAATTTGGATTAAAGAAGAAGATTTTACACAAGAAGTTGCTTTTAATAAGGAGTTTCTATCCTTAACATTATTTAGAAATAAATTATCTATACCAGACAGTCTTGCTAAACAATTTACAGAAAGAATTATAAATTATTTATTTACTAAAACTATTTAATTATGAAAGACAAATTTAATAAGATTTATTCAAACAAGTGGTTTTTATTTGGGGTATCAATAATACTTGTTATATATGCATTCTTTCATAAACCACAACTTGGACTTCCTTTATATAAAAATAATTTCATGTGGGATAATTATAATTGGCAAGAGAAAGAGATTGTTGCTGGAGCTGTTATTCTTGTTATATTAACGACAATTAATTTATTTAGAAAAGATAAAAAATAATATTATGCAAACAATTAGACCTTTAGCTATAGATATAATATTTATCATTATAAGCTTGTATGTAATTATAAGCTGTTTATATTCTAACTATCCTTTTAGAGGATTCTTCTTAGTTATAGGAATACTTAATTTATTAATTAGTGTTTATAATATCATTAAATATTTTATAATCAAAAACAAAAAGAAATGAAGAAAGAATTTAAAAGAGAAGTTATTATTGCATGGATTAAAATTATAGCAACTATATTAATTGGTGCTTTTATATGCTACTTAGCAATAAGTGAAGACGTATTTATTATTGGATTATGAGTAAGAAACCTTGGGAAATAAAGTATGTTTACTACAAGAAATACACTTATGAAGATTTCGTGAAGGCTTTAGAAGAATTATTTACAAACAAGACGCAAAACGATACAAAAAATGTATCTTTTTACAACCAAGAAGTAAATTAATATGAATATATTTAAAAACATCTTACTTACCTTATGGTATGTAATAAGATTCCCAATTCAATTGGTTTTGATATCCTTATTATACATATTAGCAATTATAGGATATATATTTGGAGTAAGAATTACAGCAAAGACTGATTTTTATCACAGTCATTATTAATGAAAAAGTAGGATAGGAATTAATTAACCTTTTATCTGGACTCTAAATAAATTGTTTTTCTTAATTTTGCAAATTAAAAGAAAATATTATGGAGAGAAAATAGAAGCAAAATAAATAGAAGCTCTGCATACATTATGGTGAAGGAGTTGTGAATATAGCTAATGATTCATCGGAATGGTATGCAGAATATATACCTACTTCATATAAAGTAAAATATCAGGAGGGTTGTTATGTATAAGGATTTATCTTTAAAAGAGAAAGCTAAAGTTATTAGAGAGGGAGTTAGATTAGGTCTTAACTCTATTGATGATGTATAGAGTCTATATGATGAAGCTATAAGTCATAAATTTGCTGAAGGTAGTATGACTACTCCAGATTGGGACCCAAATAATCCATATCATTATCATACTGCAAGTGGAGAGAAAGTAGTTATTACACCAGAGGATTGGGAAAAACATAAAGGATAGCCTTATTTCAAGCAAGTTGAGGATGCTGTATTAGCTGAACAAGCTGCTCATCCAGGCCCTGAATATATAATCAATCCTAAGTTCTCTGAGGATTTGAGAAGAGTATATAAAGGAAATATGGGACCTTCATACCAAAACTATTCAAGTTTCTCTGGTAATCTCCCACAAGGTTATAGTTTCACTCCTGAAGGATTGGTATAGGATAGTCAAGGTAATCTTTATGTATAGAAAGGTTTTAGACAAACACCAAGGTTTACTTATGATGAAAATAATCCTTTAGTATTCCCTGTTCTTGAAGGTAGAAATCAAGGTAATGTTACATTCTTTCCTATAAATATGGAGAAGACATTGAAACCTTCATTACCTGTTAGTAAAATTATGGATGTTGAATCTGAAAGAGATAAACACATTGAAAACTATTTAAACAAAAATATTACTGATATAGAATATACATCTCCATATTATTTAGGCCATTCAATAAAAATGAAAACGTCTAATTCGTCTGATGGATTTAAAGACATCTATTTTGTAAGAAGCATTTGGGATGATGGTATTAGATATTAGGAATTTGATTCAAAAGACGAGGCTATTGAATTTGCAAAAAATCTTCCTAAATTAAGAAACCACGTAGATTGGTCTAATACTATTGGAGATTTTATGAACGAAGAAGAATATTATCCTTCTGTACAAATTAAAAAACAAATTAAACCTTCTCGTAAAGAAGCAGAGAAAAAAGCTGTTATTGAAATAGGTCCATTACAAGTTGATGATGTTTAGACTTATGCTCAAGGAGGTCCAATAGTATCTCCTTATGGTCAATGGAAATATCCAGGAAGAGATACTATAATTCCTTCTAATAATATAACAATGGATAATGTTAATTATCCTGTATTAGGAGTATCTGATGTTGGTGATGTTAAAGTAATGATGCCTTGGAATAATTATCATTTTAATGGTTCTATGGTATATGAACATCCTTTGATTGGTAATTTAGCTTAGGAAGGAAAGAAACTTAATAGACAAAAGATTTCAGATAATGAATACTTTTTCATTATGGAGAAAGTGGCTTAGGAAAATAATGCCAAATGGAATAAAGACAGAAAAGAGAGAAAACAAAGACAATTATCTGTTGATGAAGAGCTTGTGAGATTACTTAATTCTAATGATTATGATTATAGAGGGTATTACACAAAATACCCAAACAGCAAGGCAAATGCAGATACTCATTGGACTGATGAATTTAAGACTATCTATCATCCTACATTTAGTAATGAATCAAGATATAGTGGAATAATTGATAGAAATTATAATCCTTATGGTTATATAGGAGGAAGTTGGGGAAATAATGATAAGTTTATTCCTGCTCCTTGGTAGCTTGATAACCAATATCAACTAGGAGGATTAGCCAAACCATTTAGTTATGGAGATATACCTGATGTAAGATATTAGAAAGGAGGAGAATTACAAAATTATTAGGGTATTCCAGAATATAATATAGCATTATATAACAGTGTAAGCCCTCTTGGAGATTTTCCTGATTTCTGGGGAGCTTTAGCTTATAGAAGGCAGGTTAAAGATAAACTAAAAAATGGTAATATATATGAGAGAGATTATAAGGTAGGAGATACACAAGGAGAAAAAACTGCTATGGCTGCTTGGGCAAAGAGGTTAGGAATACCTTATAATGAACAAGATTTACCAGTATATAATGGAGATACTATTACACTGCCTTATAGTTTAGTATAGGAAATACCTTATGATACCAATATGCTAAAGAATAGAATACAATAGAATAAGGCTTTATAGGATAAATATTCAAAATATAGATATAGTGATGTTATTAATGCTGCTATTAAAGCTGATTAGTATAATCTAGATAAACTAAGAGAAACTTATAAAACAGGTAAACCTGTAGGGTAGACTGAATTTGGATGGAATAGTAGATAGTTAGTTGATAATGGAGAAATAGTACCTATTGAAAATATTCAATCTCCTTTAAATATATTAGGAAACTACAATGTAAGATATTCTCCAAAAGAAAGAAGACTATATTATAGTGATGAGTATGACTTTAATCAATTTGAAAACTTTGTTCCTGGAGAGCCTTACAGAATAAGAGGATATATTGATTTAGATAATAATAAAGCTTTAGGAGGTAATCTGTTCCAAATAGGAGGATCTAAAAAGAAACTAAAGTCACCAGAAGAGATTCTTGCAAAATATTCAATCGAACCAGCTGTATCAGAAAGCACTTATGTATAGAATCCAGTAGTTACTCCTTAGATGGTTAATGAGTATTCAAATACCCCAGCAGGAGCATTACTTGACTATGGTATTATAAAACCAGCAGAAAAAACAAATGCGTTACAGAGAGGAGTCCGTTAGATTAAAAATACAATGCATGAAGACCCTGTGTATAATCTATTATATTTTTCAGGAATAACAGGTGCTCCACTTTTGCTTGGTAATGCCTATGATAATATTAAAAGTGGTAATTATGGAAGGGGATTGCTTGATTTAGGATTTGCTTCATTACCTTGGTTAAAAAACATTAAAAAAGGAGCAAAATTTTTATGGAATGATGGAAAAATCATACAAAAAGAAATGCAGTATGACCCATAGAAATTTTATAGGATTGTTGGAGAAGATGCTATAAAAGATGCAAAAAAGACAGGTATTATAAGAGGTAGTAAAGATTTTCCAGATGGACCTTATTTTCTTAAGGGTAATAACGTGTGGAAATTAAATCCTGATTCAAGGATAATAGAAGGTTCTGGAGAAAACATGGATTGGATAGATGCTCTTCAATATAACAGGTTATATAATGAATTTGGGCATGGAAAAAATACTTTAGGTATTGTTGAAGACTGGTATTCAAGAAACCCAAAAGACCCTTCTGTATTTCTTTCTGATTATTTTAGAAAAGGTGCTCCAAGAGGAGGTATAAAACTTCTTGATGATACTACTCCAATAGGAACGGAAGCTATGCCATTTTATAATCAATCGACAAAAGTGCCTTCTGAATACTTTACATATTATTAGAAATATCCTATAATTGGTTGGAGATAGTATAATTTTAATAAAGGCGGTTCAATCTATATAAAACCAAAGAATCGCGGTAAATTTACTGCTTTGAAGAAAAGAACAGGACATCCAGCTTCTTGGTTTAAAGCACATGGTACTCCTGCTTAGAAAAAGATGGCAACCTTTGAATTAAATGCCAGACATTGGAACAAACATGATTTAGGAGGATATTTATATTCAGAAGGAGGATTTTTATTAGCTCCATACTTATATATTGAATAATTTATCTATCTTTGCAGCGAAAATTATTGAGTATGGAAAAAATTAATATCCTTTATATGCCTTCACAGAAAGATGGAGGTGTGTTTTATTATAGGTGCCTAACGCCTATGATTGCCCTAAAAAAGAGTTTCCCAGATAGGTATGAAATAATCATTACCAGTGATTTAAGTATAGCTTGGCAAAAAATTACAAACACAGATATACTAATAATTCATAACTGTTTGTATAGTAATAAAATATAGATGCTTGTCTGGAATCTTGTGTGTGAAGCCAAGAAGATTGGTGTAAAAGTTGTGTTAGATATAGATGATTACTGGAACTACGGTGAGCAACATCCTTTATATAATATGTGCATGGTAAACCAATATCCTACTAAAGCTACAGTAAATCTGAACTTATTTGATTGCATTACGACTACTACTGAAAGACTCAAATCTGAAATTTATGAGTATAACCCTAATGTACATATTTTAGAGAATGCAATATCAGAAAATGATACACAGTTTACCGTAAATAAAAACCCATCACAAAGACTAAGGTTTGGGATAACTGGAAGCAGTAGTCACACCACTGATATCAAACAAATTGTAAACGAAGAGAAGTGTATATTTGATTATCTTGATAAAGACACAATAGACAAAATTCAGTTTGTGCTGTGTGGATTTAGTATAGAGGGAAAGTGTATTAAAACAGATGAAAATGGAGAATTTTACATTGAACCTTCAAAACCTGAAGATATCTGGTGGGTAAAGCTTGAAAAACAGATTACTAATGATTATACTCTTGTATCTCCAGAGTATAAGGAGTTACTGTTAAAATATGACCGTTCTGATGAAAATTATGATGCTTCAAACGAGCCATATAGGAGAATTTGGAGTAAATCCATTACTAATTATGAGTATGGTAGAATTTATGAAAATATTGATGTTCTTATGATTCCATTGACTGATACTAAGTTTAATTCAATGAAATCCTCTCTTAAACTTATTGAAGCTGGATTCACAAATACAATGGGTCTTGCAAGTAATGTCAAGCCATACACTGACTATGGAACAAATTATAAAAATTGTATATTCGTTGAAGATATGACCCCAAAAGGATGGGCCGATAAGATAACCGAAATTGTCAACCATCCTGATGAATGTAGGATTATTACTGAAGGGCTTCACAATAAGGCTACAATTGAACAGGATATTGATATTGTTACTATAGAGAGAGATTCATTATACAGAAGTCTAGTTTGCTATGAGTAAAGAAAATAAAGAATTAAAACAGGATTATTTTAAAGGTAAAACAAAGGAAGAGTTAAGAAAAGCTTATTATTGGCTTCTTCAAAAAGGTAAAGTAACTCTTTCTGAGTATTTAGAAGCTACTATAGAGAAAGGTAGACCTAATTGTTGAATTAAAGTATATAATAAAATGAAAAATTTTAAGTTTAACATATTTGGAGAAGAGTATAAAGTATCTTTTAAAGATAGTGTAGATTTTGATGGCTGTGATTTCACTTGGGGAGCAAGTGATGCAGTATATAAGCAATTGGAAATAGCAGAGAACTATCCTAATGGTGATAAGATAAACAAAGAAGAAATCATTAGGACTATTCTGCATGAATTATTACATATGATTCTTGATGAAGGTATGTATTGGGAAGAAGGTAAGAACGAGGCTTTAGTTGAATGGTTAAGTAAATGTTTATATGATATTATATTCAAACAAAAAATATTTGATAAAATAAAGCAAAGTAAATCAATAACTTAATAAAAATAATACAAAAAAGTTCATAAAAACACTTGCTAATTAAAAAATAAGTTGTATATTTGCAGCGTTAAACAATTAAAAATATGGAAGAAACTAAGAATATTGTAGAAATGGAAGACCTGATTGATGGTTATCTGGTATGTTTTGATATAGCATATCTTCCTAAAGGATGGAGTTTGGAAGATTGGAGAAAGTATGTCAAAGAGAATAAAATGGCTATTTATGATTCCTCAACAATGAATCATTGTGGAGACCATCCTTGTA